GCGGGCAAGGAGGTGATGCAGATGCCCCGTATGCCGAAATATCTCAAGAGAGAATGGGCGTTCTTTCTTGGAGATCCACAAAGATTATGAACAGCCCGAAAAAGCCGAGAATGGCGGCGGGGATGCAGAGGATGCCGCTGGACAGGCCGACAACGAACACGAAAAACCATGTGACGACGGCCAGCGCCGCAAGGATGGGCGCAAAGAGGATTTTCAAAAGGAAACGCATATCAATATCCATCCAGTTTTGTTTGTTTCTGCTTTCAGCATACAGGAAGCTGCCTTGCCCTGCAAGGATGCCGGACCGCAAAAAAAGCAGGGGCGGCTTACCTCGCAGCAAGCCGCCCCGCATGGGATAAATACCCCATTATTTTATGGTGGCAAGCCGGGAAAAGGATACCGCTTGCCGCCTGCCATATCCGCTCCTGATTCCGGAGTATATCCTCCATGTCCGCGGCGTAAACGCGCCCTGTTTCATATGTTCTGAAAAATGTTATCCGCGTGGCATGGCTACTTGATGTATGTCAAGTGCAATGAACTAAAAATAGTGATTGTGGAAAAAAATCAAGAGAACGTACTCTTATAGTATAGAGCAGCAACGCTCATGCAAGGATGGCAAGTGTACCAGTGTTTTTGTACATTTCCCTTATGAATTTGCCCCTTGTACAATGAAAGAACAAGGAGGCGTTCGAAATGACAGACTATATTGGGAATTACAAGAATCGACCGCGCAGGGTGGTGTTTTATGGCCGCGTTTCAACAGAACATGAGGAACAGCTATCTGCGCTGGGAAATCAGATGGAATGGTATACAGACCTTGCATTACGCAATCCCAACTGGACCGTTGTAGCGCAGTACATAGACGAAGGCATAACCGGTACCCAAATGAAGAAACGTCCATCATTTATGCGGATGATAGAGCACGCAAAGGAACACCGCTTTGACTTGATTGTCACCCGTGAATTGTCGAGGTTTGCGCGTAACACGGTGGATGCGTTGAATGCTACGCGAGAACTGAAGCAATACGGCGTGGAAGTCTATTTTGTAAATGATGGCATCTGGACAATGGACGGTGATGGAGAAGTTCGCTTGACCATTATGGCGAGCATTGCCCAAGATGAAAGCCGCAAGACCAGTGAGCGCGTAAAAGCCGGACAGAAGATGAGCCGTGAGAAAGGTGTACTCTATGGCAGCGGTAATATTATCGGTTATGACCGTGTGGATGGAACTTATGTAATCAATGAGGAACAGGCGGCAACGGTGCGAAGAATCTTTAATCTGTACGCCGAGGGGCACGGAGAAACGACTGTTGCCAAAATGCTTATAGAAGAAAACCGCAAGGATGGCGGTGGTGGCCTGAGCTGGACGGCGAGCAAGGTATCACGGGTACTCCGCAAGCCCACTTACAAGGGCTATATGACCTATAATAAATCCCATATTGATGACTTCCTCAGCCATAACCGCATCAATCACAGCGAGGAGAACTTTGTTCTTGTAAAGGGAAACTTTGAGCCAATCGTCTCAGAGGAGCTATGGGAAACCTGCAATCAGATCCGCAGTAAGCGAGCTGCATTTGTCAAAGGAAAAGATGGTCGTGCCCATAAATTTGGTGTGTCCTTTCCGCAGAACAAATGGACGAAAATTCTGTTTTGCGATTGTGGGATGCGATTCCAAATCGAAGGCTACGATAAAACGGCCAACGGTGGGAAAAATATGCGGCTTATCTGTGCACGGTCGAAAATGTTCAAAAAGAAAGATGTCGCCAGAGCACTGAACGGCATTCCTTGTCCGGCACCATACGCATCTGAATGGAAGCTGGAATTGATGGCAAGGGAAGTGTTCCGTACAGTTTGGAAAGAAAATGCCGAGGATATACTGGGTCTTTTGCGGATGTTGGATGCAAATCTGAACACAACCGGCACACCGAATGATGGAAACCAGCTGGAGAACAAGCTCTCTGCGCTGAATGAGGAATTGGACGATCTTGTCAGCCAGCGGGCAAGCCGAAGCATAACTATGGATGATTTCTTAAGCAAAAGTACGGAAATCAACAATGAGATTATAAATGTCGAAGGCTTACTGCAAAGTTCCATACAGGAACAGCGTCCTAAAGCAAGGTTAGATATGCACAGCATCGAGGCTGCACTCAGCGATGATGCCTCTTTTCCGGATGGTAAAATAGAGCCGGGCTTTCTGGACAGGTATGCCAACCAGATTGTAAAAAGCAATAACCGCTACATTTGGATGTTGCAGTTGATGAATGTGCAGCAGATCATGCCTATCCAATCGGAAAGGCAGCCGATAGCGATGGTTACCTATAAAAGTGGCGTTCCCTATGATATTGAGCAAGAGCAAATCGGTAAGCAGGATAAAGAAAGTGCTGGACCCGATTGCGCGACAATATGTCGTCCACAGGATTTCTTTTTGAACATGAGCCGAACCAAAAGAAAGCGTAAGTTGGTGGAATGGCTGGAAAGCTGTCAAGAAAATCAGGTGAGCGTGCTGGATGAAAAGATACCACTTTTGAGTTTTGCGGTTGACTTTGTGACAGCCTATGAGTATCAGAAATCGCGTGGGATTAAGATCCACCCCGGTTTGTGGAAAGATATGCGTGTGGATATATTTCTGGTAAAAAAAGAAAATTGAAAAAGTTGTGGAAAAAATCCGATTCGCTGTTCTCTTATGTATTAGGAGGTTCCAAACCTCCGAAAAAGTGAATAGCGTCCTCTGCTGTACCGCATTGGGGAAGCAGCGCCATGACTGGATTCCACGAGCGTGCCAAGATGCGAGAAAACATATCGCATGGCTGCAAAGCGATGCGAGGCAAAGCGCCGGGAAGGGTTGCCTGTCTGGAATTTGCAGAGGAAGAGAAACGCACAGCTATAACGACAGATCGTGCCGTGGAGGAAAAACTTCCACGGCATTATTGTGCCGTTATGGAATGACGCTAGATTTGCTATTTGAATCCGTAAATGGTAATATTATAATTCGGATGAGGAATAGACCGTGATGGCAACTATTCGGGAATTCCGAATGGTTCAAACAGATGACATCTGACAGGTTCATCGAAGGAAAATTATCGAAATTTGTGGCTTATTGCGCCTTTCGAGTTTTATCTGCATATATTTTTGAAGATTATATGCGGAAAGCAGGATTCCATGTGGCAAAATTTAATCATCGTCATAGCAGATGAGGTGTCTGCGATGATAGATCATGCTATGAAAGAGATCCCTGCTGCGGCGCTTTTGTACCTTTTGTACTATTATAGGGAAATTTCCAACTTGCTATTTGTAGCGATAAATGGTACTATATGACTATACTAATGTCATTTGAATGTTTAGAAATAAATGACTTCTGAAGGAGGCTTTGGCGAAATGGGAAGATTCGTGAATCCGGATAATAGTGCGTTTCAAGTTGCACTGAATTCAAAAATTTATATGGATAAAACGGGTCTGCTGGAATATACCAACAGCGTTCTTGATACACCAGAAGCATATATCTGCAATAGCCGCCCCCGGAGATTTGGTAAGTCCTATACGGCTAATATGTTGGCAGCCTATTACAGCAAAGGCTGCGATTCAGAAAAGATGTTCGATGGGCTTACAATCGGCAAGAGTAGCGACTTCAAAAAGCATCTCAACAAGTATGATGTGATCCATATAGATGTACAATGGTTTTTGTCCAGCTGTGCAGACATCAAAAGTATTATATCCTACATTACGCAATCAGTTTTTGAGGAACTAAAAGAGTACTACCCTGAAGTTCTTCCTAACGAAGTGTTGACATTGGCGGACGCTTTGTCGCGCATCAGAAACTCGACCGGTCAGAAATTTATTGTGATTATTGATGAATGGGATATTCTGATCCGAGATGAAGCAACCAATAAGGCTGTTCAAGAAGAATATATCTATTTCCTGAGAGGCTTATTCAAAGGTACAGAGCCGACAAAATACATTCAGCTTGCATACCTCACCGGCATTCTGCCAATCAAAAAGGAAAAAACGCAGTCGGCCTTGAATAACTTCGATGAGTTTACCATGGTCAGTGCCAGCACGTTGGCACCTTTCATTGGCTTTACGGAAGAAGAAGTTAAGAATCTTTGCGAGGAGTACCACAAAGACTTTGACAAGGTAAAAAAGTGGTACGATGGTTACTTGTTGAGGGATTACCAAGTTTATAATCCCAGAGCTGTTGTCAGCGTTATGCTGAAGGGAGAGTTTAAGAGCTACTGGTCGGAAACGGCTTCCTATGAAGCAATCGTTCCTCTTATCAACATGAACTATGATGGGCTGAAAACGGCAATCATTGAAATGCTTTCCGGTGGGGAAGTTAAAGTAAACACGGCTACCTTCAAGAACGATACCGTTAATATCCAAAGCAAAGATGATGTTTTGACATATATGATCCATCTTGGCTACTTGGGATATGACCAGAACCGAAAAACAGCGTTCGTTCCGAATGAGGAAATCCGGCAGGAATTGACACTTGCGGTGGAAAGCAAGCATTGGAATGAGATGTTGCTGTTCCAGCAGGAGTCTGAGAAGTTGCTGGATGCGACATTGGATATGGATGGCGATGCAGTAGCCACTCAGGTTGAGAAAATCCATGATGACTATGTTTCTGCCATCCAGTACAACAATGAAAACTCCTTGAGCAGCGTCTTGGCGATTGCATACCTGAGCGCTATGCAATATTACTTTAAGCCGGTTCGAGAGCTGCCCACAGGCAGGGGCTTCGCAGACTTCGTTTTCATTCCAAAACCGGAGTACCGAAATGACTATCCGGCGCTTGTTGTGGAGTTGAAGTGGAACCAAACGGCGGAGACTGCGATGCAGCAGATTAAGGAAAAGAAATATCCGGATTCGCTGCGTGGCTATACAGGAAATCTTCTCTTGGTAGCTATCAACTATGACAAGAAAACGAAGAAACATCAGTGCCTTATTGAAAAAGTAGTATAAAGATCATGCCGTGGAAGGAACCTTCTTCCACGGCTTTTCTATACCATGATTGAGTCATTGACTTGTACATTTTGAAAATACTGAATGCAGTATTATACTGATGGGGAAGGAGGGAAAACCGATGCAATATGATAAAGCAGACCAGCAAAACTGCCCGCGCAGAGTCGTGTTCTATGGGCGCGTGTCCACGGAACTTGAGGCGCAAATATCAGCACTGAAAAATCAAATGAACTGGTATCTGGAGCTTGCAGAACATCATCCGAATTGGACGGTGGTTGGGCAATACGCCGATGAAGGAATCTCAGGTACTGGCATGAAAACCCGACCTTCTTTTATGAAGATGCTGCGAGATGCCCGGAAAAAGAAGTTTGACCTAATCGTGACCCGCGAGGTTTCCCGTTTTGCCCGAAACACGGTGGATACTTTGGTTACGACCCGTGAGCTGAAACAGTACGGCGTTGAAGTGTACTTCGTCAATGATGACATCTGGACGATGCGTGGCGATGGAGAAGTTCGCCTGACCATTATGGCAAGCCTTGCGCAAGATGAAAGCCGTAAAATGAGTGAACGCACCAAGGCGGGCATTCAGACGTCACAGAAAAAAGGCACCTATGTTGCGGGACCGACACCGTTTGGATATAAGCGTGATAAAAAGGCTCATATGCTTGTGGTGCAGGAAAGTCAGGCAGAGACTGTCAGAAAAATTTTTGCTTGGTATGCTGATGGCATAAATGGCACCGAGATAGCCCAGACACTAACGCAAGAAGGCGCACCGAATAAATCCGGAATGCCACAATGGAGCGCGCGTCAGGTTCTCTCAATCACCAAGAATACGATTTATAAAGGGTATTTGACATACAACAAATCGCATATTGATGATTTCCTCAGCCATAAAAGCATCAAGAACAGCGAACAGGATTACATTCTGGTGAAAGGCAGTTTTGAGCCAATCATTTCAGAGGAACTATGGGATAAATGTCAGCGCCGCAGACATGCATGGCAGTCGTACAAAGACGGCAATATAACGCAGGCTTACTTGTATGGAAAGAGCGAACACGCCGACAAATGGGCTTGCCGCCTGTTTTGTGGCTGCGGAGCCAGAATGCGGGCGTTCCGCGCAGAGAAAGGCATTGTTCGATATATCTGTTATCAGCGGTCGCTGAGGAATGTAGCCCCCAAATGCAGCGCCCCCAATGTGCAAGCATGGAAGCTCGAATTGATGGCGCGAGAAATTTACAAAAACGTTTGGCAGGATCACCGGCAGGATATTTTAGAAGAATACCAGCAGGAACAAGAAAACGGAGCTGCCAATAGTGAAAAGGTAGAGGAAGCACTCAGCTGGCAAGAGTCGTTCCCAAACGATGAAATCAGCCGGGAATTTCTGGACAGATTTGTGCTGAGAATCTTCTCCATCGATGGACAGAAATTCATCTGGGAACTAAATCTATTTCAAGAGTCATGCACTGTTCAATGCAATGTGCGCGGAACGTACAATTACCATTCGATTTCGGCGGAAAAAATCATGCCGGGAAAAACAAAAGCGAAGAAAGGGGATGGGGCCGTCAATAGGATACTTGAGGATGCAAACAGTACGCGCTTTTGGGTACATACCTATGATAACGACCCAATAAGCAGGCTGCTATAAAAAATCCGAGAGCGTAAAATTGTTGCATAAAATGTACAATTCGCTCGCGTAAATAGCTAATGCGAAGCGCATCGCCTGTAAAAAGGTGGTGCGCTTCGCGTTTTTAATGGAATTTAGAGATATACAAGGGGGAAGTGTACCGTTTTGCGGGAATGGTGGGGGATGATCTGTTTTCCCCCATACCCCCTTTCAGCTGGCTGAAGTGATAAACAGCCTGCTGAAAAAAGAGAATATCGTATCCTTAGCACCTTATCTGTGATTTACAGGCAAGGTGCTTTTTTTATTACACAGAGTTGGAGGTCAAAACTATGGGGAAATATCAAAAAAATATCGAAGCTGCCCGGCAGATAAGCGTGGTACAGTATCTTGAAACTTATCGCCCCGGTGAACTTGTCCGTAAAACTGATCGGGAATACTGCACCCGGTCACATGATAGTCTCATCATCACAATTGGCAATGGAAAGTTTCATTGGTACTCTCATGATGTGGGAGGTAATAATGCCATTGATTATCTGACTAAGGTTGAGGGGATGGACTTTGTATCTGCGGTTCGTCTGCTGAACGAGATGACGCCTGCCCCTGTTTCTGTTCAGCTGGCTAAAACAATTCCAGTCAAACAGAGTACACCACGCAAATTTGAACTGCCTGCACCCGACCGCAACGCTGAGGCTGCCGCAGCCTATCTAATGCAGCGCGGTATCAGCCCTAAGGTCCTGCGCTACTGCGTGGGCAGCGGCATCCTGTACCAGACCACGCGCGGAAACTATCGCAACTGCGTTTTCGTAGGCAAGGATGAGCATGGCGTGGCGCGCTGCGCGTTCCAGAGAGGCTGTCAGGGCACTTTCCGTGGCGATGTTTCCGGCAGTCAAAAGCAATACGGCTTTTTGATTTCCGCCGAAGACCCGGAGTGCGATACCGTGGAGATTTATGAAGCGCCTATTGATGCCATGTCCGGTGCGACTCTGCGCCAGTATAAGCACGATAGGCCCTGGCGCGGTGTGCATTATCTGGCGCTGGGTGGGCTGAACCACCAGCCTATTGACTATTTCCTTGCACATCATCCTGCCGTAAAAACGGCAGTACTCTGCTTTGACCGTGATGAGCCGGGGCGAAACTTCGCGGGAACCGTCGCGAAAAAACTCACAGAAAAAAATCTCGTGGTGGTAGATATGCCCCCTGCCGTGGGTAAGGACTATAACGAATATCTGGTAGCAGCTAAAAAGCTGATTTCCATGGAAAGATGAGGTTGAACATGAAAACAATAGCTGTTGCAAATCAAAAAGGCGGCGCGGGCAAAACGACCACTGCCGTGAATCTTGGCACCTCGCTGGCCGCTATGGGCTACAAGGTGTTGTTGGTAGATGCCGACTCGCAGGGGGACTTAAGCAGTTACCTTGGCTACACCGGTGCTGCCAACAGTGCCACTCTCAGCGACCTGATGGAATCCGTTATTTCAGATGAACCGGCACCGGATGTAGTGATGCACCATGAAGAACAGGTGGATTTTATCCCCTCGGACATTGGGCTGTCGGATATGGAAGTTCGACTGGTCAATGTAATGGCACACGAGCGCATTATGGCGCAGGCTTTGGAGTCGTTCAAGGACAAATACGATTACTGCCTGATCGACTGTATGCCATCGCTGGGTATCCTTACGGTGGCTTCGCTTGTGGCTGCTGACCGGGTGCTGATCCCTGTGCAGGCACAGCATTTTGCCCTGAAAGGCGTGGTGTCGCTGTTCAAATCCATCAATCAGATCACGCACCGCATCAAGCCGGAGCTTGAAATTGACGGCATTGTTCTGACCATGGTGGACCGGCGCACCAACCTAAGCAAAGATGTCTGTGCCGCTTTGCGGAGTTCCTACGGTCACGCGCTGAAAATTTACCGCACGGAAATTCCCGTGAGCACGCGCACTGCGGAAAGCGCCTCCAGCGCCCACAGCGTGCTGCGCTACGATGCCAGCGGTCCTGCAAGCATCGCCTATAAAACCTTGGCAAAGGAGGTCGTGGACAATGAGAGAGTACGGCAGCAATATCATACTCCCCTCGCTCGATAATCTCTTTTCCAGGGAGCAGGAACGGCAGGATGCCAAGTTGGAGAAAATCCAGATCCTGCCGCTGTCGGAGCTGTACCCCTTTGAGGGGCATCCGTTTCAGGTTCGCGATGATGAGGAAATGAACAAGATGGTGGACAGCGTCAAAGAATATGGCGTGATGACCCCCGCCATCGTTCGCCCGCGACGGGACGGTGGATATGAAATTGTAGCCGGGCACCGCCGCTGCCACGCCAGCCAGCGCGCCGGAGTGGACACCATGCCCTGCATTGTGCGGGACATGGACGATGATACCGCCATTATTTTGATGGTGGATTCCAACTGCCAGCGTGAGCATATTCTGCCGAGCGAAAAGGCCAAGGCGTACCAGATGAAGTTGGAGGCAATCAACAGAAAGCTCGGTAGACCGTCAAAAGAAAGGGGCTGTTGCACATCGTTTTGGATGAAAGTGCAGAATCGCCCCTAAGAATTAGACATATAATCGAACAATAGGAAAAAGCATGTGCATCACAAATCCATTGAAAATTTCTGATTTTCAAGGAAATCTGTTGCACATGCTTTTATTTTCACAAAAACATGCTTTTTATTTTTCGATTCTACGAATAAAAGAGGGGCTGTCACATGTGCAACAGCCCCTTTTCTGGAAACCGAAGTACGCAAATCATTGGTGAAACCGCTGGTGATAGTAGCCACCAAGTAGAGCGTTTTATCCGCCTGAACAAACTCACCCCCGACCTGATGCAGCTTGTGGACGACGGCAGACTCAAGACCACCCCTGCGGTGGAGCTGAGCTACCTGACGCCGGAGGAACAGGAAGAATTTCTCTCTTACATGGAAGAAGAAGGTTGCACGCCGTCCTTATCCCAAGCGCAAAAGCTCAAAGCTGCCAGCAAGGAAAGCGTCCTGACGAAAGACACAATCCACGAGATCATGTCTGCCCGTTCCCCCAGCGTAAAGCCGCGTGAGCCGCAGCTCACGATTGCCGTTTCCAAGGTCGAGCGCTATTTCCCCAAAGGTTTTACCAGTGACCAAATGCAGAATCTCATTGTGAAGCTGTTGGAAAACTACTACCGAAGCCACCAGCATGACAGCCGATGAGGTGTTCCTATGACGAGATATTTAATCGTGGAATCCGGTTACTGCCCCTATCAGGCGGGCTTTGCCAGCTCGGCAGAAGCCGTAGCGCAGGTCGTTGAGGGAGATTACCAGATTCTGAAACCGTTTGGAACCCCCAAAATCGGGCTGATATGCAGCTGTGAGCAAAGTCGGCTGAAATACAACCGGCAAATCAACGATGATGGACTGACCATCAGAGGGCGGTTTCTGATCTGTGGGCTGAACGGAGACAAAATCGTGGGTTTATCCAAGGAACAGGCAGATCGATACAGTCGCCTGCTGTTTCTACCGCAGGTGGAAGATATGCGGTCCGGTGATTTTCCGGCGGCGAAGATCCGCCCACCGGACGAGCGCTTTGGAAGTAAGATTTCTTTTTGGGAAAGGTTGAGTCGATGATGGATATGAATTATAAAGGCACCGTGATGCACATTGGCGCTGCCCCTGCAGAGGAACAAATCTACTGTTACAGCACCTCAGACGAAGCACAGGAAAAAGCCTGTATTGGGCATTTGCGTGGGGATTTTGGCGCGGATGACGAGGGCTTTTTTACAAGCTGGTTTCCGCACACCGGGAAAATCATGGCGGATGATGCGTACAAGGTTTTCTGCACAGAGCTTGATCATGTGGTTTCTGCGCTGAGCGAAAATGGCTTGCTGAAAGACCGCGCCACCATGGCTAAGCATACTGCGCGATGGCAGGAAGCCAGAATCCCCTTGCGTGATTGTGTCTAGATTGCATTGTGCATCGAAACGCAGCGCAGATTGTTTTACCTTCTGTGCAATCCTATGCGCGGCGAGTACAATTTTTACCTGTATGCCTATCATAAAACGGCTCTGATGGAAGTACAGCGTAAAGCAAAGAATATGCCGGAGTTTTGCAATACGCGCCTGCGCAGCACCGGCGAGCCCATTGCCATCAAATACGGTGTACCCGGATATATTCCGCTGAAAGGCCTTACCGGCAGCAAGACAGAGATAGACAAACGCATTGCGGAACTGAATCAATACCATGGTGCCGACAAGGCGCAGATTGCCGCGATGGAAGCAGGTTCGTTGTTTGGCTGGCATATCCCCGCGGCAAACCCAAATATGTACGATGAAAACGGCCTGCCCCGCAAAAGAAAAAGGGAGAATCACCGAGATGAGCAAACACGATAATGTCATTGGCTATATCGAATATCTTGACTGCAACGGATGCGTTCGAGAACGCATTCCGTATGTCGATGCAGAGAAATTCAAAACCATAATTTACGCTTCTTTGTATTGTGGCGAACCCATCATTCCGGTTGTGTTTCCGGAGAATCTGAGCCAGCCTCTTGCCTTTGAAAAGGGCACCGTTTTTCCGTGGGGGCTGCGAAGTGAAAAGCATGAGCTGCTGCCGTATGAGATCTACCAGACCAACAACCGTGAAATTGCGTTTTTACGGTATGACTACACCAAAGACCATATAAATGCCACATCCTATAAGCTGGTGTACCGTGGGCAGATGGAATGCTGGCAGACACTGTGGACAGCCTTTACTGCCTGCACAATCAGGAAAACCGCCCCAACGGCAGAAAGATGCGCTCTTTGTCTGTCAGCGATATTATTGTAACGCATGAGGGCGGTGAGGCACACGCCTATTATGTGGAGCCGATTGGTTACAAACAGGTGGATGACTTGCTGCCGGGGCTGGAACAAGC